ACGTGTTTGGCGGCGGCGTGCAGGCGGCGTTGGCCGTCCACGCGATCAACAGCGATAACAGGAAGGCTCTCATTGAAGCCCTATATTCGCGCTGCCGACCAACATGCTGTTGGTGAAAAGGTGCGTGTGCAGATAGACAAAGCTCACCGCGTTGGCGTTGGTGCGAATTACAGGCTGATTGCCGTCGGCCCACGCGACGACGGTGTTGGTGAATTTAGGCGTCCACCCTCCAGTGGCGTCTTGCTGAAATCCCACGGTGAAGAACATGTTCGTCGTCTTGTTGGGCAACCCGGTGAATGTTGAGGTGCCGAACAGACAATGATTCGTCAACGTGAGCGTGTAGCTCATGTTGTTCGTCGTGCAATCGAAGCCTGTGATGTTCGTGCCGGAATAGGCCAGCGGGGTGACTGCCGTGCTCACGCCCGTCGTCGTTACCGTCAGGTTCGTCCCGCTCATCGCAAGCCCGCTGCCGATGCCGACGCCCGCCAGCGTGTTGCTCGACGTGAACCCGGCTAAGCTCGTCGCCGTGCCGGTGTTGTTCGAGATCGCGACCGCGCCATTGGCGTCCACGCTGAACCAGTTCGTGTAAGGATTAACCGTCGCCGCTGTCGTCCGGGCCTTCGATGTGGCGATGTAGAACGTGCCGCCTGCGCCGGTGCCGGTGCCCTGTCCGCCTTCGAGCGTGAAGTTCGCGCCTGCCTTGTCGGTGCCGGAGCCGTCTGCCGCCTTGAGTGCCTGGTTGACCGGCGTCGCTGCGTCCGCACCCATCTGAAACACCGCTGCGGCATCACGACTCAGTTGAGTATCGTACCCTCCGCCAAGCGACGTGCTTGAAGTAAACCCATAGGCACCGTCAGAAGTCGCGGCGAAGAACGTGGTGTGCAGCGCGCCGCTACTCGCAATTCGGACTCTTTCGGTTCCATTGAGAGTGAAGCCTATCGTATCGGCAGCCTGACGAAATAAGCCGGTGGCAGCGCCGTCTGCATCCTCAAGGAAACCAATGCTAGGATTGGTCTGGCTACCTCTTTGCAGAAGGAACTGCCCGTTCGAGTTGACCTTTGAATAATTCGTGCCTGCGCTCGCCATCCACTGCATCAAATCGTTGGTCTGCCCTGAAGCGCCCACAGCGACGAATGGCACATCGGCAGCTGTGCTTGCAGTGTTCGTTAACGGCCCAGTCATCGCGTCGCCCGCGAGTCGCACATGATTGTTCCAGGCGGCACCGGCATAGTATTCGCTTCGTCCAGTCGTTGTATTGAACCGGGCCATGCCATTTGTGGGGGCGGATGGCCGTTGTGCTGTGGTCCCTTGCGGCAGGTTGAATGCGCCGGTGCCGCTCTGATAGACGTTCGTGCCGTCCTCGTAGAGCATGGAATTGGTGATGACCGATGCGCTCAGGAACTTAGTGAGCGTGTTTGCCGTGCCGCTGCCTGTGACCGTGCCTGCGCCGCTGCCAACCGCCACGCCATTCCGCATCAGGTTCGTGCCGTTGTCTGTGTAGCGATTGGTGTTGCCGGACAGCCGGACATAGTTGGCGAAGGTTGCCCCCGCACCGGGGAAGAAATAATTGTAGGCCGAATCGCCGAGCACGTAGTCATTGCTGTTGGTCGCCAGCGCTCCACTGCCGAGCATGAAGATGTGCGACTTGCCGCTCAGGCTCAACGCGCTTCCGGCACTGGTGCCGAAGGCGTAGATATCCGATACGTTCGTCAGAGTCGATGTCTCCAGCGCCCCGTCGCCATAAGCGTAAACTTCGGACGATGCGCTTACCTTTGCATGATCCAAGGCCGAATCGCCATAGCCGTAAATCTGCGAACTGTTCGTGACTTTGGCGGCAAACAGAGGCCCGTAGCCGAATCCATAAATGTCCTGTGAGTTGGTGATGACCGAGCTTGAAAGGGCGAAATGGCCTATCCCGAATAGGTCGGTGCCGGTCTGTATCACCGCCGAGTTGAATACCGAATGGCCTACGCCTATCAGATCGGAACTGTTCGTCACGGTCGTACTGTCGAATAGCGAATCCCCAAGCCAAACGAGCTGACTGGAGTCTCGAAACAGGCTGTTCCCGCCGCCGCTAATGCCTAAGCCGTAGAATCCAAAAAGATTGCTGGCTCCCACATCCGCGAGCGATCCCACAACGAAAATCGACGAGCTGTTCGTGAAAGCTGAGGTTTGCAGCGCCGTCTCGCCAATGGCCACCACGTCGGAGCTACCCGAAAGCGTGGTGCCAGCCAGCGAGCCGTTGCCCAAGCCAATGGCGCTGGCGGTGTTCGTAATCGTCGAATTGCCCAGCGAGTTCGTCCCGGTCCACTTCGCCAGCGTGTTTGCCGTCCCGGTGCCCGAGTTCGTGATGCCGCTGCCGGGTGCGTTGGTGAGCACGTCTGCGCCGTTTAGTTTGAGCGAGTTCGTGAATTGGCCATTGTTCGCCTTGAGCAAATTCACATTCAATTCATCCGTGAAGAAGCCAATGCCGTCCCAGAGAAATTGGTTATCACCGTAGATGGATGAGTTGGTCTGCGTCCCGCGCGAGAGCAGATTCGTTACGCTGGCGCTGCTCTTGATCGCGATTTTATTTCCGTTGGTTGCGAATTGCGTCAGGTTGAAGTCCTGAAAGGCCGGATTAGCCGCCCGCACCGCAAACGGCAGCAGGAGCAAAAGATAAAGTAAGCGCATAAAATTAGACCCACGCCGCGCCGTCCCACTGGAAAAGCGTTCCGCCGCCCGTGGGATAATACAACGCCGGAAGCAACGGATTGTCGGGTGCTGCTGGAGGTGCGGCTCCGGTGTAAACCTGAATCGTTCCGCCCCCACCACCGCCTGTGATGTTGCTCACCGCGCCGAGGATGAGCAGAGGCACATCGCCGGGTTGCACGGCACATTTGAGACAACTTATCTGAGCCATGAGTTCATTGACATCGGTTGGCACTGGACTCCCTTCTCCAACGTCGATTAAAGCGGCGAGGACGGCATACATCATGTCGCCTTGCGGGACACAGCACCACGGCTGCGCTTGGTCGATTAAAGTTTGCGGATCAAGAACTGCCATTTCAATTGACGTTTGCTGAGTTTATCCGACAATCGCAGTGAGCGCCCGTTGATGCGGGTCGCCCACCACTTCCGCAGGCCCCATGATGAGCGGACATAGCACCAGTATTTGCGAATGTCGATGTGGCAACATTGTCACGGTTCGGAACGACAAATTGAGGAGCAAGCATACGCAATCCTGCGGATGCTTTCGCTTGGAGCGCCTCTGCGATGCCGTCAAGCCACACGGGCAAAGCCATGTGAAATCGCGGACTTACGAGTCGTGGTGCAACATGATCCAGCGTTGTACCAACCCCAAGCACCCCGATTTCGCCTCGTACGGAGGAAGCAACGTTATGGTTTGTTCGCGTTGGCGAGAATCTTTCGCGGCGTTCCTTGCAGATATGGGGACTTGTCCGCCAACGCTGGAGATTGATCGCTGGCCCAATAACAAGGGCAACTACGAACCCGGCAATTGCCGATGGGCTACGCGCACACAACAAAATCGAAACAAAGCGAATAATCGCGTTATAACATTCAACAACTTTACTGGTTGCGTGGCTGAAGTGTGCGAGCATTTTAATGCTGATTACCGACTCGTTCGCCAACGCTTATTGCACGGTTGGTCTGTTGAGCGTGCCTTTAGCCTTCGGCAGTGATGGCGCATTGCAGGAACAGCAACGCCTTCCGAAGCACCTTGAGCGGCTGGCATCGCAGGCAGGTCACCGCCGCAAGCAATTCATTCACGGTATCCGGCGCACCGACCGTCGCGTCCTGCAACAGCGCCAGTTCCTCCGCGGACATTTCGTTGTGGCCGATGCTGATGATGCCAACCGAATCGGCAATGAGCGCGTCGAAGTTGGTCGTGTAGTTTGTGCCGCCCGCCGTCACTAGCTGGTAGGCTTTGAACAGGACAGCGATGGCGAGCCGGTCCGCCTCGTTGACGCAGTAGTTTTGGAAGCATTTCGCGGCTTCTGCGATGTCGCTTGCTGTGCAGGTGAGTGGCATAGGTCAGGTTTCCATTGCGTAGTTGTCCATCTCCGGGTCGCGTCCGCCGCGGTCAGCCCCGCCGCCGCCGCCGTAGCCCGAGAACACGACTTCAACTTCGCCCGCGTCCTCGTCCACGTCCGTCACGGTAAAGGTCAGCTTCTCGCCGGGCTTGCACTTGCGGTCGCCCAGCACGCTCTTGGGAATCGTGATGCTGTCGGCGCCTGTCTCAACGTCAGGCTCGGGCATAGGCATAGCCATAAGATGAAGCCGACACGGGACGGTTGTGAAGCGCCCCGCGCCGACGATGAATTATGTGAGCTCTTGGCAAAACGGATTCTGCTCAAAGTTTTGAGGAGCGTACGTGTCTGGACAAGGAGTACACCGCGGCGAATTACTCAGACACCCAGGCTCGCGCAAGTGCAGGATGCCGCGCACCAGCTCGGGCCGCACAAACTTGATGCCCGCCTGCATGTCGGTCCACCACAGCCCCTTGTTTCCGGCCGTGTTGTCGATGGTGCAAACGTCGCCTGTGGACGGGTCGGTCGCGACAAAGCTGCGGTCGCGGTTGCCGCCAAGGAAGTACCATTTGCCAAACAGGTCGCGGTTGAAGAACGGCGCTTCCGGCGACACGCTCCGCAACGACGGCACCAGCGCAATCATCGCGCTCGGATGCCAGATTGGGCTGTACTGAATGCAGGCTTCCTCGTACGCCTGATCGAACTGGCGCTTGATGCCGATGGTCGCCGCCGTGTTCGTGTAAGGGAACACCCGTCGCAGCACGCCGCCGCCGATGTGATTAAACCGCATAGGGAACACGTCATAGGCGATGCCGAAGTTGCCGACCGCCGTGCTCATGCCGTACTTGAACAACTCGCCGCCCTTGGTGAAGTCCGTGAAGCGGTACTTCTCCGTGAGCGCTGGGTTGCCCTGCTCAAGCTGCCACGCCACAATCGGGTCGGTGATAAGCTTCATCATGCCGTTGGGCACGAACTTGTATTTGAAGTAGCCGTTGTATTGAAGCGGCGCCCACTGCCGTTGCAGGTAGGGAATGGTCAACTGGCTCTGCGGCACGTTATCAGCGCTGCCCAGGTCAATCTCCGTGCAGTCCACGTTGAATGTGCTGCCGTCAATCGCGATGCTCAGGTTGCGGTCGTCGGCGATGTAAATGAAGTCGGCCTTCTGGAGCGAGTTGCGCCGCATGAAGTCGCTCTTGTACATCTTCACGATGTCCTTGAGGCCGTCCACGATGCTGCTCACCTGCTGTTCGGCGAGCGCCCGCGTGTTGATCTGGTCGAAGCACAGCGGCAACGTCTTCACGCGCTGCCTAGAGTACGTGTAACTCTTGCGCGTGCTGCCCCAGCTAACCGTTTTGCTCGCCGGATCGCACGCGTTGTCCACGCACTGCTCGTCCTCGAAGTTTACTTCCTCCCAGCACCCCGTCAGGTCCGGCGTGCCAACATGCACCCGGTCCCACGTGTGCGACGTGCCGGTGCGCGGCTCCCACTGCATCATCTCTACTTGCCCAACCCACGCGTCGTCATTCGGCCACCAGTCCCTCTCCACACGAGCGTCCCAATGGGGAGTTCTGTCAAAAAGATAATCGAAAAAAGCAGAGCAATTCCACATACTTCATTATCAACGGTTTACGCATGAGGCGGCGGTTGCACGCGATCACGCGAGGTTTACTATGTGGAGGAGGCCGTTCCTGCTGGCGTTCGCCAGTTTAGCGGTAGAAGAACCGCAAGCCCGAAGCATTTCGACGCCTCGTTCGTCTCGCCCGACCAACGAGAACCACTTAGGTCGGAGTTGAAGCCTGTGAAGGCGACGGCGTCAAGGAAGCACCGTTTTGAATGGAAGTCAACTGTGCGTTGGTTTTTGAAAACGATTTGAATGCGCCTTTCGCTGCTCGGTCATAAGCAGCAGCCGCTTCTTCTTCTGTGGCGAATATGCCCAAATGCCTACGTTTGCTTTGTACGAAGATACGCGCACGCCACTTGTTTCCGACAGCCTGCACGCCTTTGAAAGCGGACGTGGCGGGCCGTATTGGTTTTCGTGCGTTTTGGGTATTATTCGCACGAGTAGCCAAGCGCAAGTTGCTTTTAAGGTTGCGTAATCCATCGCCATCGTTGTGGTCCACGTCAAACTCGGCAGGGGCGTTTAAGATGATGCGGGCCATGGGTACTTTTAACCGTTTGCCGTTCACGTAAAAGCAAGTACGAGCATAGCGGTAGGTCCGATTCTTCTTCTTGCGCGTGTGCAAATGCCAACGGTACTCAGATAGGAATGGGAAGTCGGAGTCGTCCACCAGCGTTACGCGAGCGGAGTTACTGAGCTTAATGATCTTCATACGACAAGGGGTTTGGCCAATGCGGTCTGTGTTCGCGTGTACTCTTCTACAATAGCGGGATCAGGCAACCGAATAAAGGGCCATTTAAGCACGGCGATATTATCCTTGAACGGATCAATCCCGCCATAATCTTGCCGCAGTGTACGAAACTCAGGGAACGGATTCCACCACAGGCCGCGATAGATTGCGGCCATCTCCTCCTCGGGCAAGAGCGGCTTGGGCGCTTTGTCGTCATCGGGGCGGGCGATGATGTTGGCCCGCAGTCGATGGTGCTGCATGCGGATCGCGCCAATGAGCTTCCAGACGTAGAGTGGTCCGCCGATGCCGTCCCACCACGATTGGGCGAGCATGATTTCGGTGCGTTGCTGGAACTCGCGAATGAGGGCGTCGAAGTCCACCGCGCCGATGAGCGCATCGGTGTCGAGCAGCGCCAACAAGTCCCACTCTTTGGCGTGGTTGAGCGCATAGGCCATCGCGGCGGTCATAGCGCAGAGCGACAGTTGGTTGTAATGAACGTCATAGGGCGCATCGGATTGGATGCCCGCGTTGATGATGGGCACGCTGGGCGGTAGCGGCGACAAGGACGGCTCGGACCAAGTGCCGCAGGCGACGAAGCAATGCGTCGGCGACAGGTAACGGGTGACGCGCTCGTGCCATGAGCGCAGCCCGAACAGGCCGTCGCCCTTGGCCTGCGCGTCGGCGGCATCGTTCCAGTGCGACATTGTGAATGCCCACAATTTCAGTCCCATGTGAGTCCTCGCTTGGCGAGCCACGGGCCGGCCAGATTGCGGTTGTGCTTGGCGGCAGGGTCGCCGCGATGGCTTTGCCACCAGCTTGCATGCTCCTCGTGGGCGATGGCGGCATGAAGCTCGATGCCGCCGTTCGCTGCCATGAGCTTGCGCAGTACGAGGTCAACGGCTTCGCAGCCCACGACCATGTCGGGCCACTCGGGGCGATGCCGCGCCCACCATCCCGGCGTCATGGCAAACAGGTCAGCGCCGGGATGCTTGCGACCGCTGATGATTTCGATGCAGGACGGCAATTGCGGCAGGCGAATGAACTCCATGCGGCTCGCCCAAGCGGCGTGCTCCACACGTAGCAACGTCGCCGTGAGACCTTGCGCGAATACAACGTCGTCGTTGGTGAAGACGATGAGGTCGCGTGGTGAGGCATGGCGCATGGCCGCGTCCAGCAGATCGCGCAGGAAGGGCAGCGCACGCGGGTCGCGCAGGACGCTCTTAGCGGTGCGTTGCGGTGCGCTGATGGGCAACCCGCGCCAGTGCCCGCTGGTGTACTCGCGCCTCCAGCTTGCCTTAGCAAGCTCATGCCGTCGCTCGTCGTGGCCCCAGCGCTGGCGCTGACTCCAGACATGCACCAAGAATCTCGACGATGCGGCCCTTGTTCCTGTCGAATTCGCGATAACGGATGCGGAGACGCTGGCCTGCATAAGCGGGTGAACCGTGCCATGTCGTGGGGTGCGAGGCAACCAAAGCGATGACGGCCAGCGAGGGCGTAGCCTGCGCCAAGTGCAACAAGGCGCTGTCAACGGTAACGAGACAGGAGGCACGCTCGAACAATGCCAGCAGATCATAGATGCGTTCGGCTCGCACCGCGTCCATGGTGACGAGTACGGCATCGGGAAAAGCGTCGGCGACGAGCGCTAGCAACTCGTGGCCCTGCGGAAACGGACTGGAGAAGCCGCGGGTGGCGACGAGGATGATGGGCGCGCCTTCTGGCAATGCGGCGACCAGCGCCGACTCGCGCTGCGGATCGCGCCTGTCAAATCGCAATGGCAGCGGGAACAGCGGCAGCTTGTTCGCAACGCGATACATCTCCTTAATGAAGCTATCGGTGACGTGCTGCACCGGCCAGCCATCGGTGCTGTATTGCTGGAGGACGACGATGCGAGGCCAGTCATGGACGACGCTGTCATAAGCGGCGCGGACATGACGCCAGTCGCCGTCCCACACGATGCGAGCAACGCCGGCGCCATCCAGCACGTCAGCGTACTCGCGGCTCACCATAACGCAGGCTTTGCGGCCGACAGCGGCCTCGTGCTGAACGATGGGGAGTGCGCCGAGGATGTCGCCGGTGCGCCCAAGGATAAGGTAGAGTTTGCCGTCCATAATCGGTCTGCCGTGACGCCTGCATCGACCCACGGCAGGAAGGCTCGCAGATCGCGCACCGGCCAATCGCGATTGGTTTGCAGCCGTCGCCAGTGCAGGACGGCATCGCGGTAGCCGTAGAAGTCTTGCTTGTAACGCACCTGCGATTCGAGCGCGTAGCTGTAATGGTCGAACACGAGGCCGACATCGCGGGTTTCTTCGCGGGAAGCGCACTCGCCTGCGATGCCGCTCATCAGCGGCGGTTCATGCGACAGGACGCGAAGCTCCGGCGTCCAGCGCCAGCAACGCGCCCATTCGGTTGGGCGATTGCCATAGCTGTGCGTCGAGGTAATCAGGATGTTGACGCCGACGAAGTAGCGGCAGAAGAAGTGCGCGGAGCCGAGCGAAGGGCGGCGCTCAAACAGCGCGAGCAGCGTTTCAAGCTGGTGCGGCAGCCAAAGCTCGTCGGCGTCCGCTTCCAGCACGATGCCGGGTTGCTTGAAGTCAGCGAGGCAGGTGCAAACCATGTCCACTTTGCCCATCCATTTCGCGCGCTGATGCACCGTGATTCGCGGGTGGGCACGCAGGCTATTGAGGAAGTCGGTGGTGCCGTCGTTGCTGAGGCGCGGTCGCTGGGTGCGGCACCATTTCGTGCAGTTTACGTTCATGGCCGCGCCCTCGGCAATTGACCAGTGCCAATCGACGCTGTCAGGAAGTCGGTTGTAGTTCGCGAACTGCATCGGCAAGAACGGAAGGCCGTCCAAGACGATGGTGAAGATGTGCAGACGCATTAAACGGGGGGCGTTGGAATGAAGCGCACTCCGCAACGTGCAATCTCATCTAAATGCGCCTGCCACTCGCGCTCCACTTGTTTCTGTGGCAAGCCCTGCACCTCGCCGATAGCGCGGTCTGCGGCTCTCATGGCGCGGTGCATAGCTAGATTTTCACGCGCCTCGTCCATGTCGCACGTCTCAATTTCAACTACGATTTGTCGCCTTGGAACGGCATCGCGCATGACCGCTTCAATCCGCACGCGATTCTGTGAACTGCTCCAGCCGATAGAAGCGTCCATAACTAGATCTCCATCTGGTAAGCGGCCATTTCGTCAGCAATGTCCTTGTAGTCGCCCACTGGCACGGCGTCGGCTTTGGGCTTCGGCTTGCCGGGCGCACTGCCGCGCAATTCCTCGATGGTCTTGTTCGCGGCAGCAAGTTCAGCCTTCGCCGCGAGCAGTTGTTTGCGCGTGACACCAAACAGCGCAGCCCGGTGCAGCACGCTCGCCTGCAAGCCCACCTTTTCCGCGAGCGTCAGGTTGCCGTTACCGCCAAATAGCTTTTGCACCGGCCCATAGCCCTTGGCCAGCGTCTCCTTCATTTCGGCGTCGTCCGGGTCGATGCCCAAGTCCTTGTAATACTTGGCCTGCGTCTCCTGGTTGGCGATGCGCCACATGCGGTCGGCGGCTTCACGCTCCTGTGCGGTGCGAGCCTGCGTCTGCTTTTCCTCGTCGGCACCGCGGTTGCGATAGTCGGCGATGGCCTCGCGCATGTCGTCCTGCTGCTGGTGCAGTGTATGATAGTGGTTCATCACGAGCTGCGCCGAGTCGCCAAAGACGCGCTTGGCGTGGGCGTAGGCTTTGCCAGTGGGCAAATTGTAGAGTTCGATGAAGTCGGCGTCTGTGGCAGCGCGAGTACGCGGCGTCTGCGTCTCCTCGTCCACGCCCTCGATGTATTCCAACTGGCGCACGTCATTGAACGCGCGGGCTTCGGTGCGCTTGAACGGCGCGAGGTGCTTCGTCTTGAAATCGTCGCTTTCCTCGTACGCCTTCAGTCGCAGGCGGCCTTCGTAATCGTCTATTCGCTTTTGGGCAGCAGCCAACTGCTCAGCCAAAGGGCCACTATCTGCTTTTGCATGCGAGGCGACACTATCGAGTTCAGCGATGCGCGCTTCAAGTTCTTGTGCGCGCGCTGTGAGCTGTTTGTTCGCTTTCTTGGTCGTTTCATAAGCCTTCTTGAGTTCGCGGTTGGTGCGGAATACCGGCTCGGGCGGTTCGTCGGCGGGCTTGGGCGCGGTGACAGGAGCTTTGTCGTCGGCCTTCGCGGGTGGCGCGTCGTCGGGTAGCGCGTCGTCGTCGTCCTCCTTCTTGGCTGGCGCAGGCGTCGGGTCAGCGTCCACTGCCGCAGGCAACGCGTCCTCGTCCTCGAAGAAGTTGCTGCGTTCGCCAGCGCGACCCGGCGCAGGAGGCACCGCCGCTGGCTTCGGTGCAGGCGAAGGAGCAGCGGCGGCGGGTTTGGGCGGCGAAGCAACAACGGGCGCGGTGACAGGGGCGGCGACGGGTGCGGCAGCGACAGGTGCAGCGGGCATAGGCTATTCTTTCTTCATGCGGCGAGCGGCGATCTCAGCTTCGACGTTGTAGTTTAAGCGCGGCGGACTCGCAACGCTAATTGCTTCGGGCGTCTCGGCGCAGTTGAGCAGGAGGACGAGGAACTTCTTGGCACCGGCCATCTCGTCGGCGGTAGCGCCGTCCCAAGCCAGCTTGGCGAGCGCGTGCGTGGCCGCTTCGTGAAACATGCGCTGGCGTGCCTCGTCCTTCCACGGCGAGGACAAGTCGGAGTTGTCGCGGAACAGGTCAACGGGGGCGAAGGAGATCATTTGTTCATGTAACGATGGTTGCGCTTGCGCTGCGCCTTCTCGTGGGCGACGTGCTCAGGCAGGTTCTTGGGCACGCCGTACTCGTGCGCCCAACGCTTGGCGATTTGTGGGTGGTGGACGAACATGTACCCCTTTTGAGCTTTGGATTTGAATGGCATAAGCGTTATGGGTGGATAAACAAACCGGCTTCGTGAAACTCGCGCACGGCCTTCTTGCCCTCGGCACCGTTCAAGCCGCTTTTCTTCATCTCGCTCATCAAATACTTACCGCGTTCAGGCAGCGGCAACTGGCGAGCGTGCTTCTTCCAATAGTCGATGTAAAGGTTCACTTCGCGAGCGCGTTTGATTTGCGCCTCGTCCTTGTTGTATGGCTCAATCTTCTGGCCGACTGAGGACGCAATCTGACGCGTGATGGTGCCAGGCTTGGGCGCTGGCACCTTACCGCCCGAGACGCGATTGGCAATTTCTTGCGCGATGGGCTTCGCGCCAATGGGAAGCGGTACGGCGGCGAATCCGGCTTCGCTCGCCACGTCCCAACTGCTGGGCAACTTGGTGCCAATGGTATCTTCCTGCGATGCGACGATGGACAAGGCGCGTCCGATTGGCCCGAGCTTGTTCTGCACAATGCGGGCCGCAGCGCCAATCTTGGTTGGTTCTGTGTGCGAGTAGCGCAACAGGTCGTGGGTTACTTCAGCGAACACAGCCAGCGGCGAAAACCAGAATCCCTCACTGCCGCCCAGCGGGTCAGGAATGAACGCGTCGAGCTTGTGCCCTTCCTCTTTGTTCTCAAGTGTGCTGTGTCCGCGAGTGATGTAATTGAGCGCTTGCGTAACAGCTACATAAGCGGCGAGGCCAGTGCCGACGGTCTTCGCGGTTGTGCCAAGTTGGACGCCTTTGCCGCGTGCTCCACTGACGACAGCTTCCGCAGTTTGGCCCACTGCACGAAGCTCGCGACGCGCCAGCGATTCCACCCATTGCGGCGCGAGGAAGGCGATTTGCATGAGGTCGCGGATGGCTGGATTCTTGATAATAGATTGGCGTTGCAAGTTACCGAAGATGACATTTACGTCGCGGGCCACCTGCTTGGCGACCGCGTTCAAGGATAATTCGGGGTTCGCTTTGCCGACGCGGGCGAACTCGGACATGAACGTTTCAGCCATCGCGCCACGCGTCAGCTTCTCAAACAACCACTTACTAAAAGGATTCGTGCCGACGGTGCCCTTCGCGTCGTTGTAAAGGGCGTCGGCAAAGCGCCCCACGTTGAGACCATTGCGCATTCCTGTTTGGAGAACGGTGCGCGGCGTAAGTTGTAGAGTCTTGCCGCCTATCTCAAAGGGCTGCGGCGTCTGCACCCACTTGGCCATTTCCGGCGTCACGAGTTTTCGTTGGACGGCATCACGCAACGCACGGTCAGAATACTCAAGGACGCTCAACCCGCGATTGTAGCCAGCGCTGCCGCGACTCGCCAAGCTGGTCTCCATCGTGCGGACGGCATGGAAGCTGTCGAGCAAAAGCAGCTTGTGCTTGAGCCAGCCAGCGCTGGTTAAGGCAGCACGGCCAACAGCAGACTCGCGTATCTGGCTCGTGCCCGTGAGCGCGTTAAACAGGTGCCCGTAGCCTTGGCGCACGGCGATGCGAACGCCGGGGATGATCTCCTTCACAGCGTAGCCTTGCGGAGCGCTGAATTGCGTGTCAGTCGTGCCGTCCGGGCGCTGAATCTTGCGGGTAATGAGGTCCGTCATTACCGGGTCGCTCGAATAGGGGTCGGCGACGCCTTTGAAACCTTCCGCCCACAGCTTTTTGTTGACCAAGCGCTGGCCGCTTCGGACGCGGTGCTCGACGAGGTCGGCGATGTCCAAGTTGCGCGGTTTGTAGCCCGCTTGAATGGCGCTGGCGTAATCAAGGAACACCTTCGCCTTCTTGAAGGAGGTGCCTGCGATGCCGCCGCCCGTCTCGCCAAACAACACGCCACGGTCAGTTAGGATGTTCTCGTGACGCTGCGGCACGTAATGATTCTCGTAATTAGTGTCGATGCCGTTGCCCTGCTCGTAAGCGATTTGCTCGTCGAATAAGAGCTTGGTGCGAGCCGCCAACGGCTGGAGCGCATTCCAGTTGGCTTGGGCGTAGCGAACGGCGGCTTCCGCGTCCTTGTTGCCCTGGACCTTCACAAGATCGGTGGCGAGCTTGCCGAGGTCGCCGCCTGCTTGGACGACGAACACCACCGCCTTTCGAGCGAGCTTGTTGTCAACGACCTTGCCTTTGACCACGCTGCGACTCAGCACGCGCAATTCGTTGCCTGCCTGCCGCCCTTTATTTGCGGGAATAGTGTCGATCAGGGCGTCGGCCAACTGTGCCATGTCCCGCTTAACGCCGCGCCGCTGAAAGAGCGCTTTAATGTCCTGCGCGAGATTGTTCATGCTGCGGGTGAATGCGGACTGTTCAGCAGCGCTTGTGCTCGGCAACGGGCGTGCGGCTCTGGAAAGGGCTGACGTCGCGGTCTCAGGTGCAGGGGCAGGTGTGGCAGGCGGCTCTGCCTTCGCTTCAGCCTTTTGCGATGCTGTAAACGTCGCCGCACGCAGCGCCTCAGACTGCTTGCGAATGTCTTTCAAGTAAGGCGTCACTTCCTTGCCAAAGGCTTTGACCATTTCCGCCGTCCACTTAGCGATGTCCGTGATGCCGCGCTCCAGCAACGCGACACCCTTGACGGCGTAGGCCGCGAGCTGCACGGGATCAATGCCAGCGCTAACGCGACCGCGCCCCTCGGCGATGGTGCGGTCGGCCCATGCTTCGAGGCGACTGCCTGAAACGATGCCAGGTCGGTCTTCCGACAGTCGATTCTCCGTCAGCGCCTTTACCAAGCTGGCCTTCGTGATGCGAAGCTGATTCTCCGTCATCGGCTTGCCTGGATGCACCTCGTTGATGATGCCCTCGGCAATCTGGCCTGTGACGGCTTGGCCAGTGGCTTCGGCTCGGGCTTTGGCGAAGTCCGTGACGCGTCGCATCGCATCGCCCAACGCTTCCACGCGACGGAGCGCTTCGCCACGCTCAACGCCTTGGCGCGTGAGTTCGTTCATGGCGACTTCCTTGAGTTCGCCTTCGGGCAGCAAGTCGAGCATGTCAGCGACGGCTTTGGCACCGCCCTTGGCCGTCTCGGGTAATGCGTCAGCAGCCATGCGCAAACCCGACGACTCTGGTACGGCGGGAATGTTCATTTCGCCCAGCGGAACTGTCGCTTGTGGCTTAGGCACAGTCGGCAACTTGGGCAATCCTTCAGGGGCGATAGTGCCCGCTACAATTTCAGGCTGTTTTGGTTGGCCAAGCGGAACGGGTTCGGCAACATCAGCGGGCTGCGGCAATGCTTCACCAGTGCGTTCGACGGCTTTTCCTTCCGCTTCAATAAGCTGACGCATCTCAGCACTTTCACCACGAAGCAGTTCGTTGATGGCAAGCTGTTCAATAGTGGGTGTCGGCAATAACCCCAACGCACCCTCGGGTGCTGCCACACCACCCTTAGCCTCTACGGGCAGCGTTTCAGGTTGAAGCTCAAGTCCAGACGGCTCGCGAAAGGTTTCGCCACGTATTACTTCTTCAGCAGGTGGCAAAGATGCGGGCGTTGGCTCTGGCAATCCTTTAGCAGGCACCGTTCCCTTTGGCGTTGGCTGCGGCTCTGGCTTCGCCCAAATGTCAGTCGACACCACCGGCATTGCTTGCGGTCGATTCAAACCGCCGACTTGGTAAATGTTCTCAGGCACTTGATGGCGTATGCGCCCTTCGCCGACCTGCGGCAACGATGCCTGCAACGCCTTTTCGCGGGCCAACTCCGTCAAAGCGACTTCGCGTGGGTCAGGCCCAATAACGTGTTCCTTTGCGCCTTTGCCGCCACCCAACAGCAGGGGCAAGCTCAGCACGCTCTTGCCAGCGCCCGCGCCTGCGACACGCGGCTCGCCTTGTTCGATGCCATGCACAAATTCGCCGCCACCTTCACCGAGCAGCTTGGAACCGAGTACAAGGCCCAGCGCGGGGCCGATATAGGGCAGGCTGAACAAAGGATAGGTTAACTGGCCTTCGCGGCTCGTCATGCTCGATAGCCCACCAAGGACCGATTCTTGAGCACCGCCCGCGAACTCCGACGCACTCCGTAACGCCGATCCTTCGCGTCCAAGCGATGGGATGCGCGGGATGCCAGCGGGACCGGGAAAGTCGTCAGGGGCTAACAATTCCAACGCGGGCTGCTGAAACGATATACCACCGTCGTCGGGATGCGTCGCGTAGTATTGCGAAATGGGCGGCAACGGTAGCAACGGGTTCTGCGCGTCCTCGAAGCTAATCTTACGGGGCCGCGTTACTTCCTCGAAACTGAGCGTCTTGGGCATTGCGGATCACTGTGAATAGTCCAAGAAGTTCTCGCCGTCCCACTCCAACACGCGATTCTGCCGGTCGCGGTATCGCTTACCTTTGACGAGTTCTTCTTTCGTGGCGGGTATGGGCAGCACCGCACTGTTATCAACTTCGCCGGGCATTCCGACTTGGTCGAGCGTGCCGCGCACACTGCCAATGGCGACGAATGGATTGGCGGGGTCATACACGTTCTTGACGACGGTGGGCGCTTTCTCCTTCGCCGCCTTTTCCCGCTGAAAGTCCAGCATGTCGCGGTTGTGCTGCTCAAGTTCGTTGTAATGCTTGGTGCGCAGGGCCAGAGCGGTTTTCTGCTGGTCGAGCCGAGACGTAGCCAACTTGTCGAGCGCTTCCTGCCGCTTTTCCGCCGTGTCGGCTCTGGCCCAATCAACGGCGAGCCTGGCTTGGGCAGACTTGAACAGGCGCGATTCTCGGGCGTTCTCGTAAGCCTGCTTTTGTGCCAAGGCTTGGGCGTCCTGGGCAATCTTCTGCACGTTGAGCAGGCGCGTCTCCTCGAACTCGCGCTGGCGCTCGGCTTGCACGTCAGCGCGTTCCTGAGCCTGCGCTTGTCGCTCTAGCTGCGCCTGCGCCATCGCCTGCGCTCGAAGGCTCTGGTCGCTCAGCGCGAGGCCGACATGCGCCCCAGCTTGAAGCGCCTGCGAGAACAGGTTCGGCGTGATGTCGAGCCACGGTAATGACGTTGACAATGCCATGCGTCAGAAGTCCCACTCAGGGAAGTCAGGATAGATGGGCTGCAACGCCATGTCATCGCCCCAGTTGCCACCAGCGAAGCCTGCGCCCGCACCGCCGCCGATGAACGGGTCGTTAAACCAGTCCATAAAGCCACCGCCGCCCGGTGTCGCGTAGGAGCCGCCTTCGGGTCCGGGGAAGCCACCACGCGTGCCGCTCCACAAGTCTTGTGGCGCACCGCCTTGAGCACCCCAATTGATGCCAGTGCCCGCATAGTAAGGCGTCGTGGGTATGCTGCCCCACACGCTGTCGCCGGAGAACGGTGCCCACGGACCGGCGTTGAAGTTGGCGGGCGCATTCAGGTTGCGCGGCGCGCCACCGCCACCACCGCCATAAGAAATGCCACCACCGCCGCCGCGCTGCGTCTTGGCCAAGTACGCGTTGAACAGGCGCTCGGCTTCGCGTGCTGCGGCCTGCGGATCGGGTGCGGCGTTGAAGGTCGCGTTGCGATTGGCCACGTCAAGCTGCGTCTCGGGCGACACCGTCAGCGTCTTCGCCACGGTCGGCAGCGCTGCGAGAAGGTCAGCCGCGCCCTTGGATTTCTGCGCCTCGGCTGTTAGCCCGAGCTGGCGCAGCCCCTTGGCACCCACGAACGGGCTGAGCGGAACGCCTGCGCCAATGCCGAACTGCGCGGCCGTGTTCTGGAGCATGGCGATTGTCTCCGGGTCGAGTTCGCCTGACAACTCGCTGCCGATGGTCGCCGACAGCTTGCCGAGGTTGCCGCTCAAGCCGGGGAAAGCGCCCGCCACGTCATTGTAAACGTTCGGCAGGCCAATGGCTCCTGGCACAAGCCCAAACGGGCCTTGGCCGGTGCGTGGCGCGGCGTTGAGGTTGAAGGGCGACGTCCCGCCTGTGAATGGCAACGGCGTGAAGTTGAAGTCTCCGGTGCGTGTGCTGGATGAACGTGGCATAGGCTAAACGAGGCAACCGACCCCGACGCTGCGGGGCGTCGCGCTGCCGAACGGCTCGATGGCAATGGGAATTTGGTCCTCGGGCACATGCAACCGAAGCTCAAGGTTCAGTTCGTGGACAGAGCGCGCCTGTAGCGCGAGCGCTTCGCTGGTGCTGCCTGCGTCCTCGGCGCGAATGGACAACATCATCAGCTTGAGCGCGGTCCAATTCGGAATGAGCACCTCGTCGTCGTCGGTCTCGACGGCGATGAAGCGCAGCTTGACGAGCGCCTCGATACTGGTGAGGCCGTTGCAATTGGAGACGCCTGCGAGCGTGACGCGTCGCAGACCGCGAATGGTGCTGTGCAAGAAGGCGGGCGACCGTTCGCTAGGCGCGTAGTAAGCCATGTCCTCCATTACGTCGTGGACGGCGTCATAGGCATAGAGACGCACCGGACCCATCGTCGCGTCCTTAAGCACGCGGGTCACTTCGCGCACAAGGAAGGGCGTGCCGACGAAGGGCGACGCGAGCGTGAGCTGGACGCCGGGCTGCCATGTGCCGTCATCCCGCTTCGTCATTATGACTTGCCCGTTATCGTCGATGCCAAAGATGATGATATGCTTGCCGAGGTCAGCTTGATAGGAGGCGAAGGCGCGAATGTAACGCGGGTTGCCGCACGTCAACTGCGCCTGCACCGGCACAGGTCCGTCGTGCAGGATGACAACGTTGCCGCAGCTACCGCGCCCGATGCCACCTGCGCCGAATGTGCCCCAGCCGCGCAAGCTGCCGAAGTCCGCACCGTTCATCGGAAGGAATTGATACCAGTAACCGCTGTTTGCGACAGGCGTGCCGCAAATGTTGGTCGCGAGCACGGTGTCAACGGCGCGAGGCCATACGATGGCGCGGCACCGGACGCAGGTGCGCAGCTTCGTGACGGTCGCCCAAAAGTTCCCCCTCGTCATCAGCCGAGAGGTGGCCTCATTGGTCAGGGCGCGAAACGTCTCCTTGTTCGAGCAGACGCCCACTACGTCTGACGCCCGCGTTTGTCGAAGTTCGCCGAAGGTCATGTTGCAACGTCCCAGAGACGCGTCGTGGGTTTGATGATGTAAACGCCGATGGCCTGCGGAGGTCCGGGCGCAGCGTCGTCGAACACGTCCAAGGCAGTGAGCGGCGCGATGGCGACGGCACCAACGCCGATGGGCCACTTGTCGGTGAAAGCGGTGTCCTGTTGCCAGAAGGGGCCGGTCGATTGCGACACCGTGCCGCTCTGACCGCCGTCATAGGTCTCTAGCTGGAGCAGCGTGCCGACGAAAATGCGCCGCTCAAAGGTGGGAATGACGCCGCCGGGCCAATGGTTCTTGGTCCACTGCCCGACGACGATGTTCCACTCGAAGTAGCCAACGGACTGGCCAGTGGACGCGTCAATTTTGTTCCACGTCATCGACCGCTGCTCGACGGTCGGTTGGCTTGAACTCTTGATGGTAAGCGCGAACTCACCAGGGAAGAACACTTCGAGCGACGCGGCGATGTCGTCGGCGAACTGTTGCTGCGACGCTGGGCAATAGCCGGGCGGGAAGGGGCTGACGGCGGTTCGCAAGATGATGTCATCGGTGGGCATCGCACAACCAATGCGCCCATTTGAGGCGAATGGCAATAGGGAAAGCAAAAGAGCGCCCGCGGTATGCAATCGCGAGCGCCCACTTTTCACCAAGGTTCCCGAGTTTAGGACGGCTGGCCGGGGAGACCAGCGCGGGCAGCATGAGGCGGACGGCGGGCGCTGTCAATACTCCTCGACGGCGATGGTGGGCGCGATGGCGGTAAAGGACAGAGCGGTCGCGTTGAGCGTGATGACGCCGTTGGTGACGAGGCGGAAGTGGGAGCCGGCGAGCGTGAGGCCGTCGGTGACGGGGGCGAAGATGCCGCGCAACATTTCGGCGCTGGTATCGAGGTCGGCGGAACGCGTAAGCACCCAAGGCGTACCGCCACTGCCAAGGGAGGTGACGACGTAGCTGCCGTTGTTTGCGCCCGTCGCCTCGTCCTTGACCAAGACGCGGTCGGCGACGGACAAGGCGATGCCGTCGATGGCAGGCAACGCGCCGTTGGCATTCGCGGTGAGGACATTTAGGACGCGGGTATTGGCTGGCAGCGCAACGGTCGTGGCAACTCGCCACGCGGTTTTCTTGCCGAACATCGTCCAGCCGACCACGTCGGAGGATAAGACGAAGGTGCCAGCGGGCGCGTAGCCAGCGCCGCCAAGGCCAACCCACGAGACGACGTTGCCCTGGACGGGGTGGAGGTAGGTGACGGCGAGAATCCACGCACATCCGGTGGGCGTCGCTTGGCCAGCGGTGTCGTGATAGACCTTAACGGCGGCGGGCGTGTCGAGGAGCGCGCTATTGAGCTGGAACGGCGCAAAGCCGCTGGTGACGCGCCACTCGTAATTGACGTAGTTAAGGTTCGGCTCGAACGCCGGAAAGGTGCCATCCCAAAGGGTGCCAGCACCAGCGGCGCAGCCGGAGAATGGCGTCAGGCTGGTGAGCACCGACGCGAGATTGACGATGCGAAGCTGCATCGCTTGGTAGTCGAGCGCGGGCTTGCGGATGCGCGTGAGACGCCAGTTGGATGCGCCGGAGTTGGGTGCCCAGGTGGTCTGCACGTCGATGAAGATGGTCGCGCCGAGGCTCTGGAACTGGATGGTGCGCCCCTGTGGCGGCAAGAACCCGCCTGCGGTGCCACAGCCCACGGCGTTGCCGTCGAAGTTGGCTTCGAGATCGGCCAAGGAGGCTTCGGCGCACTTGCCCCAAGGCAGTTCAAGGCGCGTGGTGCCGTCATGGACAAGCTGGGCGTTGCTGTCGGGCGGCCCGGCGAAGAACTGCGGGTTGACCAGCCACGGCGACGAAGGGCCGGAGCCGAGCACCGGAAAGTTGGAGGCGACACCGCCGCTGACGTATTGCACGGTGTAGGTGCCGATCTTCAGGCTCGTCCACTGAACGGTGGCGGTGGAGTCGAATGTGTTCAGGGCGCGGTCGCCGAAGCTGGTGTTGTCGCTGACGCCGAGGTCGCAGGGCACGTCAGTCGAGACGGTGAGCCGGAACACGCGCTTGCACACAAGACGCCTGCCTGTGACGGGTTCGGCTGCGCCTGTGGCTTGCGCAACGAACGTGAACAGCCCCGACACCATCGGCATACCGGAAATGACACCATCAGCGGACAGGCTCAAGCCACCAGGCAAAGTGCCGCCAACCACCGTCCACACGACGGGCGCGAGTGCGCCGGACTGTTCCAAGGTCGCCAAGTAGTCGGTGCCGGAGAAGGCTTCGGGCAACGTGCCGGGCGTGGAGATGACGCAGTTCGGGTTCTGGCGGGCGTGCTGCGCGTTGTAAGCGGCGGCTTCGCAGAGCGCGAGGTGCTGGGCGGCGGTATCGGCGATGCTTTGCGCGGCCGCGTCGAACTGCGCCTGCGTGAAGCCCAGCGGCAAGTAGCGCACAAGCTCGACGCCATCGCAGCAGGTGAAGCGTAGCGGGTTGCCTCCGGTCGGCGGCGTGTAAGGAATCGCGCCGTCAGGAATTACGATGTTGTGTGGGTAGCGACCACTGTCACAACTGAACCCTTGGGGACAGTCGAGCACGAAGCCCGTCTGCGCCGACAAAAATGTGACCCCCTGTGTGTAAAACGGAGGCGCTGGTACTGGGCAGCAATCCGGCCCTTCAAGGCATTCTACTTGTGTCGGAGTGCCCATGATTTTCCTTTTGCTCGCGCCTCGTAATAATAGCGAAGCCCTTCAGCGCTTTGGCATTGCCTGCAAGATGATGCCAGGCCGTCCACCCACAATTCTACGTAGCCATCCTGTTTTGTGTGCCTTCCGGCTTTCCAATGCGGACAATCGGGTCCATGTTTCATCGCTTCGTAGTAACAGCGACTACTGCAATAGCGGCCAGCTTCACGGCACCGCTTAAACTGTTTTCCGCAAACTTCACATACAAACTCTCGCCATGGCATACTCCACCAAACAACCAACTCTCTCACCGCAAGCTTCGAGGAAGTTGTGACGCGACCATTGAAGCCATTGGTGAGAGAGTCGGAAAGTTGATTCAGCCGCGTCACACCGCCATTAAATTGATAGCGTGGCAGCATGTCAACTCTGGTTCTCCTGTAGTACGCAGAGCGGTTTCGCGAACTTGGGCATGGGCACCAGCGACGACATGAACGACGCGCCGAAGAACCTCGCGTGGCCTTGAATCAGGAGGCGGAACTGGATACGCCTGCCATCGGTAAGCGGGCGGTCGTTGATTTCGTCGCACAAGCTCTCGGGCTTGCCAAAGCCGATGGGATCGCGGATTTGCGGCGGGACGTTGGTGATGCGGGCGCAGCCGGTGAGCGGGTCGGCTTCGCAAGAGGCGCGTTCGGCGCAGAGCGAAAAGCGTGTCCATTGGTTCCAGCACGGGTATTCGTCGGCACGCCAATACACCGTCACGTCAACGCGTCCGCGCACGTCGTAGAAGTAGCCTTCACCGTCTTCGAGGCGGTTGATGAAGTGGCGCGGGTCAGTGTTGTGGAAGTCAAGCGCTGCGGTCTCCAGCGACCAAATGAGTGGCGTCTGGTCGTTGTCCTCGATGACATCGGTTTCGCTCTTGAGCACTTCCCACAGTTCGATTTCCTGTGCGGCATTTAAGACGAAGGCGAAGCAGCGCTCGACGCCGTTGAACATGCCTTTGACGAACTGGAGGACGCTGATGCCGGTGTCAACACTCTCCCACACGGTTGGCGCTTTGCCGCGCAGGCTGCTAATGAGGTCGAAATTGAGCGCGACCCAGCCGCGATGCAGGACGCCGTGCTGAGTGAACACAGGCGAGACGGTCATTAGCAAGCGGTTGTCGAACACGACGGCACTGGAGTACTGGAGCAATGCCGGGTCGTCCTTGTCGAGCACGTTGGATACTTCGCGGCTCATGGGCACGTTGCCCCAGGTGGCGAAGTCGCGTCGGCCAAGGATGAGCGACCAGATGCCGACGGTGCCGCGATACCAGAGGTCGCCCTTCGCGACCACGGTGCTGTATTGGGATAGGCCACCGCTTTCGACCTGCGACACGGTCAGGATGGGGTTGGTGACGGTCGCCCAGTCGGCGGTCACGGTGGGCGCGTTGCAGGAGAAGACGATTTCAGGCGTGAGGATTTGCACTGGGCCTTGACCAAGGGACGCGTCGAGGGTGGGCACGCCGCGAATGGCGGTGATTTCGCCCACGTTACCGGGGACGTAAAAGACCTTGTTCGAGGCGAGGTAGGTATTTTCGGTGACGTGCAGGACGGCGTCGCGAAACTGGTATGCTGCTGTACCGCTCGCACCGCCAACGGCATCGCCAGCGATGAAGGTGCGCCCATCGGGACCGGCCTGCCACACGCGCCCAAGCCAGTAGGTGCCCATGCGAGCGATGGGAAGCTCGGGGTTTGCGCCGACGAGCACGGAGCGTCGGCTGGTCGCGCCGTCGAAGAAGATGGGCACGCTTTGGCCGTCGTTAATAATCATCCACTTCTCGGCCTGCCAAAGCCACGCTTGAGTGCGCGAGGCGGGGTTCACGTCCCAGAAGGTGAGGACGGCGCCAGCAGCGACGAGCGGGCCAGGATCGTCGATGTTCTCGACCGTGAGCACGGTCGCGCTGTCCACCGACACGATGAGGTAATTGTGGTTGCCGATGCGGATTTCGTAATTGGCGGCGAGGTTCGCCGTGGACAGGACAGTGATGGTGACGGTCGCGCCGATGGCCGGCACGGCGAAGCCCACGTCAACGATGGTGTTGTGGGCGATGGTGATTTCGCGGACCGACGCGCTCTTAGCCGCGGGTGTGAACTGGAACAGGCGCCCGCCGATGGACGCGATGATCGAGCCTTGGCCGGAGTCGGCGCGGTAGTAGGCGCTGCCTTGAAATCTTGCGTTCTGTTGACGCGACTGCAAAACCGCGTCGCCTCCCCAATCCAATGCCAACTTGCGATTCGGTGCGCGAGGAGTAGCATATCCCCCGCGCACGCTAACATTCGTGGCATAGGCCAACTGCGTGCGAGGAAGCTGGGAAGGGAGCATCCCAGAGTTCATCCCGTCTGGGAACGCGGCAACCGAATCAAACAGGTAATTTACTTTATCAGCCAATCCACTCACTTATCCGCTGTTTCAACGGCGCTGTAAAGGCTGCTTCCGGTGGCCACCCAAGGCGCAGGCGTTTCTCAACGACTTTTACGTGGAAGTGGGCGGCTAGGTCAGTCATGCAACCTTTAACGCCCGCAATCTCGAAAACCCGATTAGCGCGTCGGTTCCTGTTGGACTCAGCCATCGTCGCCCAACGCACATTGCCGGGTTCATAATTGCCGTCGTTATTCGGCCAACGGTCGAGCACCTTCTTCGGCGGGCGCTCTCCCATGTCTGCCAAGAACGCCCCAATCCTTGAACTGCGGCAAATTGATGTTGGTGCGGCGTTGAATCATCTTCTGCCAACTGCGGTAAGTGGACGTTCCGGTATGCCCATGCTTCGTGATGCTCTCCTGCCATAAACAACCACAAGACCCTGTTCTGCCAGCGGTCGGGTTGCAGTTGAGCACCAAAACAAGGTTGCCACAACTACACTTACACTGGCTTTGCGCGTACTTCCTTCCAGCAGCGTCAACATGGATTGGCGCATCAGCGACGACTTCAAGCCTTGTAAAAGTGCGGCCAACGAGGGAGATTCTTTTAGACATAGCGTTGTGTTTCCAATGCTTTGTTTAGCGGCGGCGTTGGGCTGTTAAACCAACGTCGCTGCGAATTGTGAAGGAGCGGGCGTCCCCGTCAAGCGTGAAGGAACACGGCCACAATCTCGCACTCGACAATGGTAATCGTCGTGCCGCCAGATGGGTCCGTGTCAATCGCCACCATCATTTCAATGATGTCGGTCACGCCAGCCGTGGAATACATCACAGGCGGCACAACCAAGTCGATGGCCGTAGATGTTTCAGCGGTGACGACGCGAGTCTTGAACGCAGTGGCAGCGTTAGCCACGTCGCCTGGCGTGTTGTTCTGCCTGTGCAACTTTAGGCTGACGGTGCGCGATGCAGCAAATGTGCTACCCGTGTAATCGACGCGTGCTCGCGCATAGAGCATCCACGCACCTGCGGTTGTCAGCGTTATTTCCTCAGCGCCACTGGTTCCAAACGTGACTTCGGCAAACGCCGCACCAGTAATGACGTGTCCGGTGCCGCTGGCGTACTTAACGACGGCGTTGATAGCGGGCAGTGGAGTGACGGCGGGCTGCCAACCAGATGGGGAAACCTTTTCACCAGCAGAAATCGTATCGCCAGCGTGCGTGTTGCTTTCCCAATCAGGACTGACCACGCTGAAATGGGTGCTGTCGATAATCGCGTCAACGAGAAAGAACAGACCGCCTGGAATGAAGATTGGCTCCCCGTCAGCCATCCAACTTGTGTTTTCCACTTCGACAGTTACGGGTGTCGCACCGTCCGCAGGTGGCACAACGAAGTCGGCAGTGGTGAAGGTGAAGGCGCTGACGCCGTTGGTACCGTTGGTGCCGTCGGTGCCCGGCGGCCCTTCCAAACCCGGTATCGAGACCGTCTCTGGAGTTGGACATACTTGGCAGCAGTCCTGTAATCCGAAGCTCATAAAGTGCCTTTCGTTGGCCCGCCGTTCGGGTATTGCCTACCTTATGGGCTTGCTGGCGACCAGAGTCAAACGTGTTTCCAAGTCTGCCGCGTAACCACTTGCTCTATCGCCCACGGGCGCACGCCAAATATGCGAGACAATCGCAGGAAACTGGTGTAGCCCGTAGCGTAAAGGTAACGAATTAGCCGGACGCGCTCATCTGTCAGTTTCGCGCGTTCATGGGCTTCGCCTCTGGGCACACGCCCTTTTTGAACGGCGTCCAAACAATTGCCCAAGTTAGTGGACACAAACAAATGACCGACCCTGCTCCGTGTACGGACGTGGTGAGCAATGCCGTTTTCCGTTGGGTAATAACGATACGTGGTAGGGCATAGGGAATGAAAACCCGTTGCCACACAAAAGCCGTGTCGGCTCAGTGCGAGCCGCAATCGCGTAGCAACGGGCAAAAGGTTGGATGTCTTCACGCTCACGGAAGCGTTGCACGTTTCTAACAATCGCCTACGCTGCCGTCAACAACGATGCAAACGTTATTGAAGTACGGCCACCACTGGAAAGCGGGCACGCGAGCCATCGACATTGAGAAATGGTGCATCCGGCAGGGCAAAGACCTGTTCACGCATTACCGGGCGCTGCACTCGCTATTGTGGGAGGACGAGCACAACAAGTGGAGCGACTTGGCGTTGCGCGAGTTCACGGACTGCGTCGAGTTTCGAAAGCGCGGCATGGTGGGGTTGCTCGGACCGGGCAGCAGCGGCAAGACGTATTACGCGAGCAAGTTCGTCCTGTCGCATTACTACGTTTACCCGGAGGAGACGACGATACTGCTGACGACGACGACGGTGCAGAAATTGGACCTCGGCATATTGGGCGAAGTGAAGAAGCTGCACAAACAGGCCAAGGCGCGGTGGGACGATTTGCCGGGCGTGGCGCTGGACTATAAGCGGTGCATCATCACGGACCGGAGCGAGGACGGCGACACGCGCGACTTCCGCAACGGGATCATCGGGATCGCGTGCTACAAGGGCGAGCATTGGGTGGGCATCGGACCGTTCGTCGGCATCAAGAACAAGTGGGTGTTCCTCGTGGCGGACGAATGCAGCCTCATGCATATTTCGTATTTGCGAGCAACGTCGAACTTGGACAAAAACGAGCGCTTCTTCTTCATCCCAATCGCGAACCCGGTGAACGGGGAGCACTCGCCGATGGGCCAGTCGTGCGAACCGGAACTGGGCTGGGGCAGCGTGCGCGACATCACCAAGACGACGATTTGGCCGACGAAGTACGCGAAAGGCAAGTGCATCAACTTTGTCGGGACAGACTCACCGAACTTCGAGGGCGACGGGCGGCACTACCCGTTCCTGATCGACCAAGAGCGCATTGACAGCACGCTGCGGTTCTACGGGCCGCATAGCGAGGAGTTCAACGCGATGTGCTTGGGCATCATGCGGCCGGGCGAAGACTCGCAGCGAGTCTTGACGAAGCAGCTTTGCACAATTCACAAGGCGTTTGAGAAGGCGACATGGAAAGGCGTGAACCGGACGAAGATTTATAGCGTGGACGCGGCGTACGGAGGCGATAGGTGCGTCGGGGGCTGGATTGAGTTCGGCGACGACGTGGACGGCAAGCAGATTGTGCGCGTCGAGAAGCCGCACGTTATCAAGATTGGCATGAAGCGGGGTGCGGAGCCGGAGGACGAAATTGCCGAGCATGTGCGCGACGAGTGCCTGCGTGAGGGCATTCCGGTCGAGAACGTGTTCTATGACTCGACGGGGCGCGGGACGCTGGGCGCAGCGTTTGCGCGGGTGTTCGGGCATGTAATTCCAGTGCCGGTGGAGTTCGGAGGCAGGCCAAGCGCTAGGCCGGTGCGTCTGGACCTGTTCGTTGTGGATCAGCATACGCAGCAGCGCAGGTTGAAGCGCGCCGACGAGGAATACCAGAAGCGGGTGAGCGAGTTCTGGTTCGCGGTGCGCTGGCTAGTGGAGAGCGAACAGTTGCGGGAGTTGCCGGAGTCGGTCGCCCAGGAGTTCTTCATGCGGGAGTTCATCTTTGTCGGCGGCAACAAGCGCGACGTGGAGCCGAAGGACAAAACCAAGCAGCGCATCGGCAGGTCGCCGGACGAGGCGGACTGGCTGGCGACGGCCGTGGAAGGGGCGCGGCAACGCGGTTTGCAGATAGCCAAACTGGGCGCTGACAAGTTCATCGAGGGGGGCGGCAAAAGCTGGCTGGAAGAACTCAACGACCGGCACAGGAAGCTCATCGCCAGCATGCGCCTCAAGACTGCGGCTTGACGGAGTGCACCGGGGGGTAGATAAGGGGCACAGTGCCATTACGCAACATTCTGGTCGTGCCCCCTGGCGGCTTTCGCTACACGCAAGCGGCGACGGACCGCACGCCCGCGAAGAACTTCCACACGATGAATGACGCGTGGAGCTTGGCGGTGCAGGTGGCGAACTTCCGGGCGGGCAACGGGCTGGAGCGGGCAACGCCCAAGGAAGCGCTGAAGGACATCGACGACGCGCAATGCGAGCGGCTGCATAATGATCCGGCGCACTGCATCGACGCGGATAAAAAAAAAGGCGTTCGAGCAGCGATAGACCGCCGGTCAAGAAGTGTCGGACATGCGGCGGTCGGCGGTCGCGTGTTGATTGAGTGGCTAGGGGAGGGCGCAGTGCCAGTTCCCATTGAAGTGGCACAGCGACGGGCCAACGTGTGCCTGGAATGCCCAGAGAACCGCGATGGGCACAGCCTTTTGCGGCTGACAGCGGACGCCGTGCGCGCCATCGCCGAACAGCTAAACGCGAAGGAGCATCTAAAGCTGCGCGTCGAGGGTGAGGAAAAGCTGTACTCGTGCGCCGTCTGCCGGTGCGCCTTGAAATTAAAAGTGCATGTGCCCATCGGCACGATCTTGAACCACACGGACCAAGACACATTGAACGCTTTCCCGGCATGGTGCTGGGTGACAAACGAACGACCCCAAATGATATGACACAACCTCTAATAGTCGCGTTGCCGACCCACGCAGGCGACATCGAACAGGCCGAGACGCTGATGAAGTGGATGGTAGAACTTGGCCCAATGCGCGAGCACAGCCTGTTGGTGGGCGCGGACGCGGGCATCCCGCAGGAGCGCGTGAAGGCGCTTCTGGATGTGGCGCGACCGGCATTCCATAGCGTGCGGGCAATGATTATACAGACAGGCGCGAAGGGCTGGCCACTGGCAGCGAACCTGATGTTTCGGGCGGTGGCGCGGCAGATTTACGAGGGCTACAAGTTGCCGTGGCTGTGGGTGGAGCCGGATTGCGTGCCGCTGCGAGCGGGCTGGCTGGATGATTTGGCGGGCGCGTATCGCCTATGCCCGCGGCCGCTGATGGGGCATGTGATTGACAACCCAGACGCGCCGGAAGGTTTGCCAAAGCGATACGTGAGCGGCATCGCGGTTTATCCGCAGGATTTGTTCGGACTGCTCAGCAAGCGATGGCAGGAAGCGAAGTTCACCGGGCCGACGAGTCCGGTGCGCCGGCCGGGACAGCGCGAGGCACCCGCAGTGGGCGCGTGGGATATGACCTTCGCGGACACGCTGACGCCGCGGGCGCATCACACGCCGCTGATACAGAGCCATTGGGGGACGGCTTACAGCACGCCGCCTGTGTTCAAGACGCTGCGGACGGAGGCGGACCCGGCGAACGTGGTGACGTTGGACTTCATCAAGCGCGAGGCGGCAATCTTCCACCGGGTGAAAGAGACGGAGGACTTTCTGACGATGTGGCGCGTCGGCTTGGAGCACAGGAAGGCGCTGGCGGTAGAGGCGCTGAAGCCAACCGGAGCGAGCGCATACGTGCTGGACAAGGCGCTGGAAGCGGGGCTGATCGAAGCACCTAAGGCGTTGCCGACGGCAACGGAGCCTGCACCGACGCAGGAAGGCGAAGCGGTCGTGGGCAAGCCCGGCGAGGCGAACCCGAACTTCAAAGGCGGCGACACAACACTCGCCGAACGCCGCAAATCCGCCGCACAACGCAGCAAGGAATACCAGGAGGAGGCGAAGCGCAAGGCGCAGCAACAGGCGACCAAACAGCGTGAGCCGATGGCTGTGATATGAGCGCCACGCAGCAGAGCCAAAGAAAGATGGAGTATCGTCGCCGTCGCTGGCAATCCATGACCGAGGCGCAGAAAGCCGAAGTCATCGAGAAGCAACGCCGTTACCAAGCCGAATACCACACAAAAAACAGGGAGCGCAGACTTCGACGAGGCGCGGCATATTACAAGGCAAACCAGGAGCATGCAAAACAGCAGGCAGCTTTGGCGCGTGACGTAATAAAAGCCGACCCTCACAAACTAGAGCAGCACAAACAAAAGAGGCAATCGCGAGGCATCGTTTACAGAGAAGCCAACCGAGAAAAGCTGCGTGAGCAGGGCGTTGCCTATTACAAAGGACACAAAGCAGAGAGTTTCGCCCGCGTGCAAAAGCGAAACGCGTTAAAGAAAGCGGCCACAATCAACATGCAAGGCATTATAGCCTTCGTGCGGAGCATAAAGGCAAAGCCCCTTGCAACCTGCTACTACTGCCAAGAGAGAGTTTCTACACGCACCATTCACTTCGACCACATCATCGCGCTTTCTAAGGGCGGACTGCACGCAGTCGAAAATCTGTGCGTTTCCTGCGGACCTTGCAATCTTAGCAAAGGTGCCAAATCGCTAATTGAGTGGGCGGCTTACCGTGGAGCACAACAACTCTTGAATCTATGAGCGACACATCAACAGCCACCAAAGTTGGCGAGGTGATTCAAAGCATGCGGCTCGCGGACGAGATTCGGGCGCGTAACCGCGTGCTCATCCAAAATCAAGCGAACGGGTTGCCGCCTTTTACTGACGCGCAGATGGCGGAGAACAAACTGGATGTCAACTTTTCGACCAAGACCTGCTCAAATCTGCTCGCGACGGCCCGAAGGCAATACGAGAACGCCTTTGGCAAGACGGCGCACTACTTTAACGTTTCCCTTGAGGATGCCCCGGTGGATAAAGCGCTAGAATGGGGGCAAATCATTACCAAGGAGGCGAATCGACCATTGAAGCGCTCGCGAGAGTACTGGAGCTTGATTCGTGAGACGGGCGCGTCAGTGATGCTCAACGGCGTAGCCATCAAGATGTGGTTCGACAAGGACCAACTGATTCCTGACTTCATCGCGATTGAAGATTGGCTGTGCCCCACGGATACGCCCGTTAGCTTGAACGGGATTTCCCACTTCTCGGTGCGTCGCGGAATGACGCCGTATGAACTTTACCGCAAGACGATTGCCAAGGACGAAAACATTGATCCGGGATGGAACGTCAAGATGGTGAGGCGCGTTCTGCAAGCCATAAAGAAGGACGACACATCGGACCAAGCGTACGATTGGGTAAACTATCCCGAAAAGGCGGCAGAGCTTTACAAGCAAAACTGCGTTTACTGGCAGTCCGATGCCGTGCCCAAGATATGGTGCTTCGACTTCTACTCGCAAGATGACGAGACCGGCGAGTGGAACCTGCAAATCGTGTTGGACCGC